TCGCAGAACTTGGTTGTGGCAAACCCAGCAGTTTACTTGTAGCGTGTCTAGGTCATCCAGTTCACTTGGTATTTCAAGACCGGCTTCCTCAGCCTTGTCTTTATCAATGTTGCCCCAATACTCAAGAATTTCAAAACGCTCAACATCATATGTGTTGCGATAATCTTCAAGGTCTGATTCCCACCACTTGCGAACGTAGTTCGTTCCCATGCTAACTGCAGAATCAATAGCATCATGCCGAAAATATGGACGCTTCTTTAGATTACGTAATTCAGAAAAGCTTAGACGATGGCGTTGAATAACAAATTCACACTCGTCCATGTTTTTTGCATCTGAATCGGGATACAAGTTCCACAAAGAAACATTTTCTACTTTTGGAACTGTTTTAATAATTGGTGAATAGTTACCTTCTTCATCCCAATTGGGGTATTCTTTATCATATGCAAATGGCCCTTTTAGAACACCTGTTCCAAACAAGGCCATTTCAAACGCGGTATGACGCAGATGCTTAGAAGCACTTGACTCTTCTAGCTGGTCAAGCATTTTCTTTTCCATACGTTTAGCCGCAGTTTCTGCAGGGTTATATGTTTGTGATGTTGCAGTCTTACCAGGCCCTACGCGAAGCTTATCACCTAGTTCGCCCAGTTCTTCAGAAAACACGCCCAGTTTCAAATCGTCAAGCATCTGACTTGTAGCACCGGGTGGTAGTTCTGCACCATCGCCCGGAAAACCATACTTGCTTTGCAATTCATCCATAGCATTAGTATCGTCTTTAGGGTCAAAGTGTACAGCTTCCTCAACACCTTCTGGAATCAGAGTAGACTCAACCCCCAAAGGAAACCGCTGACCGGCAAACAGTACATCAATGATTTGACCATACGCCGCCAGAACTTTAGTCTTTGTAATTTTAATAAATACTTTAGATTTTTCAGTAGAAGTAAACTGTGTTTCCGTACCATACAATCCGCGATACTGGCGATAGGCATTCAGCCACCGCTCTTCTTCTTCAAGGCGGCTAGACTCTACACTTTCAAATTTACCTGAAATGTAACCTGCAAGTTCTTCAGAACCAGAAACAGGTTCAAATACTAGCGCTTCAATATGTTCTTCATCAGCCATAATTAATATCCAAATGTTGCATCAGCGGGTTGCCATCTTTGATTTGGTGGTCCACCAGAGAAATCAAAAACGGAACGTGATTTAGGGCGCGTCATAATACCGTATCGTAACGCATCGTATAAATGGTCTTCTACTTTAGTGTTGACATCTTCTGGATTAGTTTTATCCATCGGCAGCGTTGGCAACTGAGCAATTAGATTAGTGCAATTGCTCATTATCTCAATGCCAGCTCTGCCGCTTTCTTCGTCAACCTGTAGGCGCCGGTGTAGTTCGTTCTTACCTGCTACACGGCTTCCTCTGCTTCTGTCTGATGGGCGCCATCGGCATCCTTCAACAATCATCTGTTCTGCAAGGGATGGTCCTGTGTCGCCGCGCTTATGCCAGAGTGATGAATCAAGTACGCCGTAATGTATTGATTCTCCATACTCAGCTTCTAGAACCATATGCGCCAATTCTTTAGCTGGTACCTTACTTACGTATAATTCCCTGTAAACAATAAGTGTTTCATTGGTAGGGTCTACAGTAAACCAAAGAACTCCTGATGCAGAAGCATAACCATAGTCACACGCTCTAAACTTGCGCCACGAGTTCGGTATTTCAAACGGGTCAATAACATGCACCCGCCTGTCAAATTCAGAAAACGCCGCACCTTCGGCAATATCCCAAGAACCTTCTAGTAATTGCTTACGCTGTACTTCTGGCAGTGAGAGCAACATGGCTTCATAATCACCTGCTTCGTACAGATATGGGTTATCCAGCAATTTAGCTGGCACAAAACGTCTGCTGAAAAGAGGCTGACCCGCTTTAGAATGCCGACTTGGATAGGTAAGGGTCTCACCGGTGGTGATATCCGTCGCCCAAAAGGGTCTTCCAGGGGTGGACGGGTCGATGAACATTTTCTTAACCCAAACATGCCCAGGTCCGCCAGGGTTCGTTGTCGCTCGCATGAAGACTGGGAGCGAAGGGTCTGCTGTTCTAAGACGCGAGCGTAGATAATCCCAAGCATAAGGTGTAGCATACTGTGTTAATTCATCTATACCAATATATGTAAACGCCTGACCTTGGTAACGAAGAACATCTTTATCTTGTTCTAGATAGGTCATCCATATTCTGGCACCGGATGGAAAAACCCATTGGCTTTTCTTTTCCATCCACTTTGCACCCGGATAAGCATTCGGGTACATCTCTTGACTTTTATGTATCAATTCACGCAATTCATCATTTGTTCTACGTAGAATTAGTGCATTAAAGTTTTTATTGTTGCAATAACGCAACGGGTCGATAATCAAAGCGTAAGACTTGCCGCCTCCGGCTGCGCCGCCATATAAGACTTCGCGCTCAGGTGCCGCAAGAAAATCCGTTTGTGGGCCAGGATTTGGCTCAAACAGGATTTTATCCTCGGTTTCTTCATTAACCTGTTCAAATCCAGAAGTACCCATGACTTGAATTTCGGGCTCTGGGTTCTCAAGGCGCTCAAGCTTCTGTATCTTCTTCTGCGCCATATTAAGTTGCATACGCGCAGAACGTTTTTGTTTAGCTAGGCGAGCCTGTTCTTTTTCCTCTTTAGTTTGAGGTGTTGATGTTGCCTTCGTTTTGGGCCTTGGCGGTACGGCGTTTTTGTTCAGCATACTTCCGTCTGTCTGATTTGTCTGTCTTTACACGTTTCCACAGACCCATAGGGGTTATAGAGCGCCCTGTGTACTCTGTAAGCCATCTTGCTACTTCTGGGTAGGAGGATGCCTTCAAGTAGTCTAGACCCTGCTCCAGCGCCTCTAATTGCTCATTAATGGGCTCTAGAAGCTGGGGGTCGTGTTCTGACCGTTTGTATCCCCATGGTACTCTGGGGCCATTAGTTCTTTCGTATCGTTCAGTTGGGTTCAATTTCTGAGCTAGTGTCATCATCTTTTGCCGGTAAAATAAATACCCCAATTGGTTTATCTGAAGAAACGTTTAGTTTTTCTACTTTAGAAAGGCCCACTCTATCCAACACTTGTTGGGAAGCAGCTAGTCTTTCTCTATTGCCTACGGCTGAGGGGTCATCAATAACGCCAACCATTGATAAAACGGCTTTAGGCGCATTAGCAGCCATCTCTAATTCAGCACGTTCTATGATTTCAGAACGTAATGACTGTATTATAGCATACGGATTAGTACTTGTCGAGTACCCAGCTAAACGCATAGCTTTAGCATAACTACCCTTAGCTTCGCCAAATAGGGCATCTAAGAAGTTGTTTTGTAATTCTGTAAGTTGTTTAGCCACGGGGATTCACCTTTTTTCCTGTTTTAGTACGCGCAAAGGAACGGTTTGCGCTACGTGATTTTACTGCTAGTCTTTTATTATTCATGGGATTACCTGTTGTATGATGTACATCTTTACCGTCACCTTTAGTGACCTTGCCCTTTTTAGCCACAATAGCCCTAGCCGCATTACGTGATGCCCGTCTTTTCTTTTGTTTTGGCTTTGCATGATATTTATCATACTCTGCTCTGTAATTACGTTTGGTCATCCGTTGCCCTCTGTTAGGTTATTTAGGTAAAATAGCAAGTGCTAAAAATAAAAGACCGACGGCGGCGCCAATTACAATACTGACTAAAGCAGTGGTTTTTACATTTTCCATCATTTCGTCATGTGCCCGTTGGGCTTCTCTTCTGGCTTTAGCCGCTGCTTCCCTAGCTTCCTGTATTCTCTTCTGCCTTTCAGCTAAAATGCCTTGCCACGTTCCATGCCCAAATCGCATGTCTACCATTGTGGCTACTTCTTGTAATTTTTCCGCTGCTATCTTGGCATCAATAACATCACGTGCTACATTGTTTACGCCAAACTGGTCTGTTATTCCTACACCAGATTTTTTAGCACGTTCTTGTTGTACTTGTTTTTCACCAGCAAATAGGTTATCTATATGCCCAGCAATATCGCTTATATCATTAGCAGTACCGATTGCAGATTTAATGCCGTCTACAGCACTTTTTACCAATGCTATTCCTGCTAGAGTTTCGGCAATCATAGTTAGCGGTTCCTATTTGGGTTGGGGTCTACATACTGCAGTTATCTTTAGTCGTCTACCGTCCCCTGCCGGAACTGATTGTTGTCGGGACAATCTTTCAGCAAAGTATAGGCATCTATCCATGTCTATAAATTTTTGTGTCTTATCTATTACATTTGCACCTAAGTACACGTATAGTACGAATACAATCACTTGTCGCTATCTATTAGGGTCGTAAAATTCTTCACAGGCTACAGTTATAACCAGTTTGCTTGCTGTATCTGCTGTACATTTAATAATATCGCCAGCATGAAGATACAATGGTCTATCTACCGTGAATATAGATTCGTACGCACCACCGGCAATAATATGAGATGATAACAAATCATATTCAGTATTATCGTCTGCATGAAAAAAATGTAGGCTCAAAGCTACGTTACCAGTATGGTTATTACTTACAAAAAAATTCTCTAAATGTGCAGAAAAATTTGCAGGTACCGTATATACATTAGTCTTACTTAAGGTAGTTAATGAAACAACCTCAGTACGAAACTTTGAGCCGTTAGATAATACAGGCATTATTTATCCCAATCTAATACGTCACGATGACGTTTCCAGAACCAATTACCTATGTTCATAAAAGGTCTACCTCCGTATAAAAAACACAGAGCTAGGTATTTAATAATCGTCCTTTTGATTACAGCCTTGTTAATCATTTCTTTTTTGCCATCCCACCACGCATCATTTTCTTAGCTACACCGCCGCGCATCATTTTCTTAGCTGCCATTTTGGCCATGCCGCCACCGCGCATCTTTTTAGTTGCGACACCGCCGCGCATCTTCTTTGATGCCATTTTAGTTTTGCCCTTCATTGCGTAATTTCCTTCTCTCTATTACTAATGATTCATACACATCCTCTGGGAAGTGTTGGTAATACCCAGATTTTTCCAGACTCAATGCTGCATCATCTAAGGTGGATAGCCTTTGTACAAATACCATGCAGTAGATAAGGCTATTGTCTACTACACCATCCTCAAGTAAGAAATTCAAACCGGCCTTTTCAGCGTCATAATCAGGATGAAACACCATTAGGTGCATATCTTTGCCTGCAATAGATAGGGCTTCGTTTACGCCATCGCACCATCCATCTAAATAGTGCATATCCGGTAAGTACTCGCTAGCCCATACAACTATATCGTAGTCATGCTGGTCAAAGTCGGCAACTTCTTTAGCCAGTCCTTCGACTCCGGTATTTACGCTGAATACAACTTTATCATCCAACCACGCTTGTTTTGCGTAGGGGCACGGTGGTAATCCATTAAGTTTCTCATTAGGTATTTCAAGAAATTCATGTGACCACTTTCGTATATCCGATTCTACTCTGTGCATTAACCCTGCTTTATTTTATTGTATGCTTCTGGACTTGCGGCTTTCAATGCTTTCAAGCCAGGATTATCTTGAACCATACCACCTGCAGCATACATATGTACTTTTCCACCTGAAGTACCTCCCGGAACCATGGCAGCCTTATTGTTAGATTTCTTCATCTTGGTAACTCCCTTTTTATTTTTTAAGTCACGTTCAGCTCTGCCACTTTTAATATATTCGGCTAAAGACATAGTATCTGAAGCTTTACCATCAAAAAAATTTTCTTTTATCTGCTGTTCTTTTGTTTTAGCCATGGTTAATTCCTCTTGCCGACAGTAGGCAGTTCCATAATAGATGGTGTAGGCTTACGCTTACGAATGTTTGTTCCGCCCCGTTTTTTAGCGGTTGTTTCCATACCCTGTGATTTTAGGTATTCTTGGAACGTTTTTCCTTGTAGCATCTTTGGTAACTTAGCACCTGCCGCCTCAGCGCGTTTAGCGTATTTAAAAAGCGTGGAATCAATTGTTTTGTTACCTGTGATTTTAGGAGCTACATATTTTTCATAATAATCTCTATGGTAGCGAGCGGGAGCAGAAGCAGGATAGGGTTTAGGCAATCCTTCAGGTTGCTTCTCCGGTTCTTTTTCTCGCTTAGTAGAAATTACGGACATATCTACTGCTTGGTACCCAGTATTTTTATTAGTCATTTGAAAATTTACCCTCTTCCATAGCTTTAGATAATTTAATCGCACGTGTGCCAACTTGTGTAGCCCAACGTGAATCCAGCATTTCTACGGCTGCCGTATTGTAATCACCGTCGTGAATAGCCGCCCACATCTTTTTAAATTTGCAAAGACGGGGCACACCCATGTTAAAAGCCATATCCATTACGACTAACTGGCGTACAGCATCTAAATCTTCTATACATCTGTGTGCTCGGCACAGCTCTTCTTCAACAATCTCAATATCATTGGTGGCTAAATAGACTGCATCAGCCTCAGTTATGCCGTATTCATATACGTGGTCTATGCTAGGGATATCTAAATCATCTAGTTCTTCTTGTGTGATACCGCGGTCTTCTAAGTTTCTGCCGATTCCAATGGTATCAATTCCCAAGGAATCCTTATATACGTTTAGGACAATACCTTCATGCTTTATCAGCTTTTCTATATACTGTCCTCTATCGTACTTCATGTCTTTTACCCCAGTTAATAATTTCGTCCATAGTACGCCCACAGCCGATGCACTTAATTTTATCTTTATCCAGTACGCAAATTCCTACGCAAGGACTTTTATTTTTTTGCTGGGGTACGGCTTTCAACTACGTTATCCCCCTTATGTTCGTGACCCATCCAGATACCGAACACGCCAGTCATCACACCCATTACTACTGATACAAAAGCTGACTGCGCTGCTGTAGGGTCAGGCAAACCCATGAACCATTCCGCACACCGCCAAGACATAACTGTACTAGCCAACATCATAAAGCGTGGAAGTATCTTCCATTTTAGAAAGGCTTCTACAGTCATTACTTACACAAATCCTCATACTTAGTAGTATGCTGTCTATGCTTTGCCATATCACCTACGTAATCGGGTGATACAATTGAATTAAGAAGTTTATCCAAAAGTTTTTTTATTAGTTTCATTTTTTCTTAGAACCCGGTCCATATAGTGCAGACCCTTGTCCAGCAGGGGTAGACCCGAATGCAGTGAGGAAGGCTCCCACACCTGGCATGCTTCTTAGGCCAATTTTTGCTGCTGTCTTAGCTATTGTTGGGGGTTTTAAACCTTTAATGATATCTTTTTCACGCTTAACTAATTCATTTTTTATTTTTTTATCTTTAGCTGATAAATCTTTTGAATTAATATTCTGCAAATTTTGTAACCGTATTTTAGAAATTTCAGTTTTAGTTTGGTTCGTGTTTGCACGTATTGTGTTTGTTTTTGCTGTTCGTGTGGCCTGTCGTTGTTTTTCGCGGCGACGTTTATTTCGATTAGGAGTATCAGCATCGTAGGCGGCAAGGCCAGCCCCAGCAGCTACGGTACCTACAGTAGCGGCACCTAGCACGTTTTTTGCACTGGTGCGAGGTTTGTTTCGTCCTTTATTCGCCATTATTTATTATCCTTTTTTACCGAAGAACTTTGTTGCCGAGCGGACTCCAAAGCTTGCAGCAACAATAACGCCCAAGCTGTACTGGTACCATTCAGGCATTTGCTCCAATTGTTGAAATCCATTTGCAACTATTTCTTCCATTCCAGGCACGAAGGCCATAACTAGGGGTATACTAAATAAAACTGTAAGCCATTCGTCTTTCCAAGAATTAGATGACCCTTTGGCCATTTCCAAATCCCAGTCAATTTCACCGGTAGCTTTCTTCTGCATAACAATAGCTTCTGCCTGAGCTTTAGCTACCTTAGTTTGTGCTTTGGCTTTGGTTTGTTCAACCTGTCCTGACATCCATGTGCCAGCAATCTCTGCAATCGGTCCGATTAGTAAGTTTAACACTTCCACCTCTTTCGTGCTTGACGCAAACGACTATTCGGGTCGTTTGCAGCTTTAGGAAACTTCTTCATTTGCCCAGCAGACCGAGCACAAAAAGATTTACGCCGTTTTGCATCTTTACTGCCCTTTTTAACTTTGCCTGTTACAGCTGTTTTTAGTTTACTGCCCGGATTAGCGCGTCTATGCGCAGCCACACCCTTAGCAGTCATGCCAGCACCTGACTTAGTTGGGCGGTAGTTCGCACCCTTACCTTTGGTAGTCTTACGTATAGGTACATCTTTCTTACGTGGTGGCACGAGATTTCTTCCTTTTTGTGGTGCTACGCTTCCTGCCGGAGGCAGTTACAGACCATTTTACCTTTGCTGGTCCAGTTTTCTTTGCCGCTTCCTTCTTAGTGATGCGGCTGGCTACCTTAGCGGGTCTACAGGCTGGATAAGGACGCTTTTTCTTTTCAGAACCGGAACGCCCGCATTTTTTGCCTGTTTTTACGTCCCGCCAGTCCTCTTTAAACCATTTTGTCAGTCCGCCCTTTGGTTTAGTCATTACTTATAGGTTCCACCGCGCTTCTTGTACGTCTTTACAAGCCATGCGTTAGCATAAGCTGATGGGTACACCTTGAATTTCTTTTTTGCTTCGGCCTTGACACGTGAGTACAAAGCTTTATTCTTTGGGGTTGCAGCCATTAGGTATTTACTCCAGGCTTTTTAATTGTGTTATGTACACATTTCCATTTTATCTCAGAATTCTGTGGAATAACGGGTATCATGCTGTACACCATTTCATCTACACGCTCTTTACACACAGAACGGGCTTCATATGGTCCTCTAACGTCCCTTAGCTCCAGACAACCATCTGTAAAAGCAACGGAACAAATCATTATGAATGCTGTAAACATTAATATAGCCTTTTCTAAGGGTTGTAAAAAAGATGGACGGAACCCAACGTTGTCAAGACTCCGCCCACATGGTGCCTTAGAGTGGCTATAGCGAACCCCGCAGGAATAAGTACAGCATCAGGTCTTTAAACAGTAAATTAATCTCAGCAACCAACGTTTTTAACATCCTCAACACTGGATAAATTTACAAGTATTCATATTGTACCATAATTATATGTAATTGTGAAGATATTATTATTGACTTTCTTAACGTTACCAGTACATGCTTTAGATATTAGAATATTTTTCTATTTTTTAGGCATATGTGAAAAAGTTATGCGCATTGTATTTTTTAGGGGTTGACAGGGGGGTCTAAAAAGTCTATAGTTTGTCTTCCTTTTTCTTTTTTCCCCTTTTTTCTTTTTAAGAAACAACCTAAGATTAGCAAAATATGAAAAGAAATAAAAAAAAGTATTATAATTTCTCTAGATTCAAAGTAAGTAGACATAAAAAATATAAATCTCCAGTAATTAGCTTTGATTATGTGGAGGTAGAAAAAAATGATAAAGAAGATTACAACAATTCAAGTGATAAATCCAGTAGTAAAAGAAGCTTGGAAAAAGAAATATACGATAATACCAAACAAAAAGAAAAAACTACCGAAAAAATACAAATATCAACCGGAAGATTAAGAAAATTACGAAATCCATTCAGCTAGTTTAAGGCGTAAAACCCTTGCTAGCTTTTATTTTGCCTAAAAACTGACATAGAGGGTCTACTGGGTGCACCCGCCGCCACTGGTATATGAATTGAAATATCCAATTTTGTGTCGTACCCATGTACATGTAACTGGTAAGGGGGGCATGGCCCATGCGTACCCGTCTGCCGCAGATTTTTGCATGGCTGAACCCGTTGATTTCATTGGGTTTTTTGGGGTTGTAATTTTATTACTCTGCAGCGAAATAATATTGCGCCTGGACCAGCGCCAGTGTAATAATCTTAGGCTATTCGCCTGTGCGCGTAATATTCTTTCGTGCGTCCTACTATAACGTGATGCAAAAAAGATGCAGGCATGGCGTTTTTGTGTACCAAATAACATCACCAAAATGCCACCTATGGCTTGACACGCGGGCAACGCGTGAT